AAGGTAAAAGATGCTTTTGTATTAAATAGAATTGGTAATAAATTTACAGATAAAGAAAGAAAAAGTTTAGAAAGTATGGTAAATGGTAAAATAACTTATGGAACACCAACTAAATACAGAAAATGGTTAACAGATAGAAAAGGTATTTTAGATGAGTAATATAGAAAAAATTAAAAAAATGGCAAAGGGTATTTATAATCGCCCTATTCAAATTGGTTATGAAGGTAAAACAACAGCTCAAAGAAAAGAAGGTGAGGAATGGACAGATGCTCGTGGTCGTAGTTGGAAGATAGAAGATGGTAAAAGAAAACAAATTACAAAAATACCACCAAGAGGATTTGACAAATGTAATGATTGTGAGAAGTTAATATTAAAAACAATTGACAGACACACTTATAATAGATTTCAAAGATGTAAATATTGTCAAATTGATTTTGAATGTGATTTAAAAGAAAAAGGTGAATGGGAAGATTGGGTAAAGGAAATGGAAACCAAAAGATGGGAAACTGTTTTGGCTGAATATGAAGCAGAAATGGAATTATTAGATAACAGTAAAGGTGCATTTGATAAAACAGTAGCTAATGCTTTAGCAAATCATGAGCATAGAAAATGAGTAACTTAAAACAAGCAATAAAACAAAACTATGTAAAATGTGTTAAAGATCCAATATATTTTATTAATCAGTATTGTATTATTCAACATCCACAACGAGGAAAGATTAAATTTAAATTATATCCTTTTCAAAAAGATGTATTAAAAGAATATCAAGAACATGATTATAATGTTATATTGAAATCAAGACAATTAGGTATATCAACTTTGAGTGCTGCATATTCTTTATGGTTGATGTTGTTTCATAATGATAAGAATGTATTGTGTATTGCTACTACAAAAGATACTGCTAAAAATCTTGTTACTAAAGTTCGTATTATGTATGATGGTTTACCAGCGTGGTTAAAAACGGCTATGGATGAAAATAATAAATTATCATTAAGATTTAAAAATGGTTCACAAATAAAAGCTATTGCCTCTAACGAATCAGCTGGTCGTTCAGAAGCACTATCTTTATTAATATTAGATGAGGCTGCCTTTATTGAAAAGATTGACACGATATGGACTGCTGCTCAACAGACACTTGCTACTGGTGGTCAATGTTTGGCAATATCTACACCTAATGGTGTTGGTAATTGGTTTCACAAAACTTGGTTAGATGCTCAAGATGGATTAAATAAATTCAGTACAATAAAATTACATTGGTCTGAACATCCAGAAAGAGATCAAGCTTGGAGAGATGAACAAAACAAGATATTAGGACCATCACAGGCTGCACAAGAATGTGATGCTGACTTCTTGAGTTCTGGTCGTTCAGTTGTGGATCCACGAATATTAGAATGGTATAAAGAAAATATGTGTTGTGAACCAAATGAAAAAAGTGGATTTGATAGAAATTTATGGATATGGGATTATCCAGATTATTCAAGAAATTATTTAATATGTGCCGATGTTGCTCGTGGAGATGGTACTGATTATAGTGCAGCACAAGTATTTGATATAGAAGAAATGGAACAAGTTGCCGAATATAAAGGGCAACTAGGTACAACAGAATTTGGTAACTTTCTCATAGAGTTAGCTACAAAATATAATGATGCTCTATTGGTAGTGGAAAATAACAACATAGGTTGGGCTACATTACAGACAATTATTGATAGAGGATATGAAAATTTATTTTATCAAGAAAAGAATCATTTGATTGTTGATGATGAAATACAACATACAAATCGATATAGACATATTGATAAAAATAAAGTTCCTGGATTCACAACTACATTAAAGACTAAACCATTGGTTGTTGCTAAGATGGAAGAATACACAAGAGAGAAGATGGTTAAGTTAAAATCAACACGATTAATTGATGAACTTTTTGTATTTATATATAAGAATAGTAAAACTGAAGCTTTGGATGGATATAATGATGATTTAGTAATGTCGTATTCTATATTATTATGGGTACGAGATACAGCAATTAGAATTCAATCAGAGAGAAATGAATTTCAAAGTAGTTTAGTAGAATCTATTGGAAATTTAAACGAAAGAACACCTATTATGACACCAAATAGACCTAAAGAGAATCCTTGGGAAGTGGAAATAAGAGGTGAAAAAGAAGATTTAACTTGGTTATTGGGGTAAAAAATGGCAGATAATATTTTTTCAAGACTTGGTAGATTATTTCAATCGAATGTAATAATCAGAAAAACAGATGATAATCGTTTGATAGTAAAGGATTTAGACTTTACACAAACAAGTTTAACATCTAATTTTATAGATAGATACCAAAAATTAATTCAGAACACTTATTCTAATCCGTATGCTGCGGCTCAAAATCAAAGAGCTGCCTATGAAGTTAGAAAACACGATTTATTCAGAGATTATGAATTGATGGATCAAGATCCGATTATTGCTTCGGCACTTGACATATATTCAGATGAAAGTACAGTTGATAATGTTGAGGGAGAAATTTTAAAAATAAGAACCGAAAATGTAAAGGTTCAAAAAATTCTTCACAATCTATATTACGATATAATGAATATTGAATTCAATTTATGGAGTTGGATTCGTAACATGACAAAGTATGGTGATTTTTATTTATCACTTGATATTGTTGATAAGTATGGTGTTGTTAATGTAAGTCCTATTTCTTCTTATGATGTAACAAGAATGGAAGATCATGATCCTGCTAATCCACAATTGATTCAATTTGAAATGGAAGGTGATTCAAGAGCTGGTAAAAAAGAAGTAAAAGAAAATTATGAAATTGCACATTTTAGATTATTAGCTGATACAAACTTTTTACCTTATGGTAGGTCTATGTTAGAAGGTGGTCGTAAGATTTTCAAACAATTAACTCTTATGGAAGACGCTATGTTGATACATCGTATAATGAGAGCACCCGAAAAACGAGTGTTTAAAATTGATGTTGGAAACATACCACCAAGAGAAGTCGAACAATTTATGCAAAGAATCATCAATAAGATGAAGAAGATTCCAGTTATCGACCAAAAAACTGGAGAGTATAATTTAAGATATAATGTAGAGAGTGTAACAGAAGATTATTTTCTACCAGTTCGTGGTGGAGATACAGGAACAGAAATTGATACTTTACCTGGACTTTCCAATAACGACCAAATAGATGACATTGAATATTTGAGAAATAAACTTATGGCAAGTTTGAGAATTCCAAAAGCCTTTCTTGGATATGAAGAAGGATTGGCTGGTGGTAAAGCCACATTAGCTGCTGAAGATGTTAGGTTTGCTCGTACAATAGAAAGATTACAAAAGATTGTTGTTAGTGAATTAACTAAGATTGGTATTGTTCATCTATATAGTCAAGGATTCAATGATTCTGATTTAATTAATTTTGATTTAGAATTACAAAATCCATCTTTGATACATGAACAAGAAAAAATGGAACACATGAATCAACAATTAGAGTTGGCTGAAAAAGCCATGGATGTTAAGTTATTCAGTCGTAAATGGATTTATGATAATATATTTGATTTAAGTGATGAAGAAATGGCTGATGTTTATAAAGATATAGTAGAAGATACTAAACAGAAGTTCAGATTAGAACAAATCGAAACTGAAGGTCAGGATCCGGCAACTCAACCACAAGAAGATGATGAATTAGGTGATGATGAAATGGCAAGGTCTGAAGATTGGGGTGGAAGTGAAAAAACATATTTTGGTAAAAATAAACCAAGAGAAGATGATGGTAAGGTTCAAAAACGACACAGAAGTTTTGGAAAACGAGAATTTAAAGGTAAATCACCATTAGCAACCAATAAAGCACATACTGCTATTGCCCGAGAAGGTATTTTAGCACAATTAAAAGATAAATTTCCCAAGTCGAATAGTTCATTATTAAGTGAAGAAAATATAATCAAAGAGTAATGACTACTTATTCTAAATTACATTATATTTATATATGAATAATTGTATCAAAATACATTGGAATATTCTATGAGCAAATTCAGACATAGTAAATTAAGAAATGCTGGACTTTTATTTGAATTTTTATTAAGACAAGTAACAGTTGATGTTTTAAATAAAAAGAAAGAATCACCAGCTATCAAAATAATAAAAAAACAATTCAACGAACATACTGAAATCGGAAAGGAACTGGCATTATATAATTTAATTGTTACCAAAAAGTTCAAGTCTGATAAGAAAGCTGACTTTTTTTTATCTGAAATATTAAGACAAAGGGGTAAGTTAAATAATTCAGTATTAAGAAGGGAAAAATATAATATTATAAAAAGTATAAAAGAACATTATGATATAAATAAATTATTTTCATCTAAAGTTCCTAATTATAAAGTCTATGCTTCGGTTTATAAATTATTTGAAGGGATGAATGAATTAAATGCTGATGAAAAGACAGAAAGTTATTTTATTATTTTAGAAAATGTTACTACTGTTGGTACTAAAAAAACTGATACTTTTATTCATGAAGAAATGAAGGATAAAGATTTAAGAATTTTGTCTTACAAAGCTTTATTAGAAAAATTTAACAACAAATATAGTAATTTAAGTGATGCACAAAAAGATGTATTAAAAGAATATATTAGTAATATTTCTAATACTAATAATTTTTCTTCTTTTGTATCAAATCAATTACCTATTTTAAAAACTAAATTAAATAAAAAAGTAAGTAAAATTAAAGATAAGGTATTAAAAATTAAATTACAAGAAGCTATCAATTGTGTTGATAAATTTTGTTTGAATGAGTCAAAACAAACTGATGATAATTCAGTTGTTCAATTATTAAGATATTATGAACTTGACAAAGAACTCAACAAAATTTAACTCTTTAGTCAAGGAATTGGCAAGTGGTTTATTTAAAAAGAAGTTGAAAGAAATAACCACTACTGCTAGTATTGATGGGTATGAAACACCCAATGCTTTTAAAAATAAAGGAATTAGTAAAAAGAAAAAGAAAAATATTGAAAAACAAACTGGATATAAGTTTGTAGATGAAGGTATCAGTAGTAGTGATATGGATGAAATTAGAAAACAAATAAGAAAAGAAGTATCAGATATCTTGAGAGATATTTGGATTAAAAGAAATTCCTGGGGAGGTAAATAATGGGGTATAAAGCAGATCCTAATAATGACGAAAAACAAGTTCCTAATCC